CTGGCCGCGATGCTGTTGCCCTTGCCTGGGCTAAGCCGGAATATCTGACTGCGAGCGCCGGTCGATGTGAAAATTTCAACCCGCGTAGTGCCCTGCCTGACACCTACAGATCGAGGTGGCGAGGTCGGCCCTTCACCAACCGGAAACGAAACATCCTCGACCGTCTCGAACACGAGATCGTTCGGGCCCTTCCACTGGAAACCCGTTGGCAGGGTGACAATGACCGTCTGCACCGCGCCGATGTTCACGCTCAAGTCTACCGAGGCAGACACGGCGCCGGACACCTTGTATCCGAGCTGACGAGCGAGCCGCACGACGCCCTTGCGGGTTCTCGCGGTCACGAGATAGCTCTCGGTCGCCTGGCGATCGATGTAGAAGCTCAGCGTCTCAGACGCCCAGGCCACCGTATCGATCAACATCTGACCGGTGCCAGAGGTCACGAAGTCGTTGAACTCGGTCACGAACAGCGCCTGGATGCGAGCAACCAGGTCGTCTACGAACGTGAAGAAGTCCTTGCCCGCATAACGAGCGCGGTTGATGTTCGCCGCTGGGCTTTCAATTGCGATCGGGTCCATGGCTACGCGACGTGCCTCCAGGTTCGACCGGCCACGATGTGGCTAATCGTAGGCTCGGAAACCATAAATTCTTTCGCCATGGCCCGCTGCGTCTTGCCCGATCGTATGCCGTCCTTTATCAGGCTGACCTTGGTCTCATCCAAGCGTGCAAGAGCGTGAGCGCTGCCGCGCGGTATCCGCCACGGCATTGTTCTGGCGCCGCTTCGATCGCCAGACGCTTGACGTCCTTTTCGATCCCGATCTTGCATGTTGTCGAGCTGCGTACCCAAGAACAGATGCCGAACGCAAATCCTGTTGTCACACTTGTGCAAAACGTCCATTCCTTTCGGAATGGGACCGTTCGCAAGCTCCCAAGCCATGCGATGCGCTCGAACACTCTTTCGCCTGGATACGGCGAATCTACCGTACCCGCTCTCCTTGAGAGGCTTCAGCTTCCACGGCCAGCAGCAATCTCCATCTCCGCTTCGATCAACGTGTGACCAAAACCGATCCTCCAGCGATTGCCGCTTAGGTCGTCCCCTGGTCACCAATGTCGTCGGGTCTGTCATTCGACTGTGCTCATAGCGAGATGGCTGTTGTGCTGATCTGCCGGTTTGCTTCGTAGGTGACGGCGACGATCACTTCTTTGCCACCGGCCGTTCCTTCTTGCTGCGTGACATCGACGCTGATGACTCGAATCCTCGGTTCGTTGCTCGCGAGCGCGCGCCGGACTTCCTGGCTGATACCGGCCCGCATGACCGATCCCACGTTCTCGAATACGAAGTCGTCTATGTCGCTTCCGGCATCTGGCCGCATGACCCGCTCGCCTCTCCTCGTGAGCAGGATGCGCCGAATGTTGTCCTCGATGAGATCGTCATTCTCCTTCACGGACGGATAGCTCGTGCTGCTTTTGCCGAACGGGAAACCGATTCCTCTGATACCCATCGCTCGGCTCAGAGTACATCAATCGAGCAAGTTGGCGCCCCAGGAAGATTCGGCAACGACGGCAACTTTGGGAAAGGGATCCCGATCCCGATCGACACGCCAGGCAAGCTGAGCGCTGGCAGCTTCGGCAGGGTGATGCCGAGGCTGATGGCGATGTCCAGACTTGGCACACTCGGCAAACTGGGGATCTTCGGCAACTTCGGGAACGCCAGGCCGATACCAACCCCTGGAACGCTGGGCAGGCTAAGCGACGGTAGCTTCGGCAGTGTGATGCCGAGGGCGGCCGCGATGTCCAGACTCGGCACGCCTGGTAAGCCGGGGATTTTCGGCAACTTCGGGAACGCCAGGCCGATGCCTACGGAAATGCCAGGCAACCCGAGTGCCGGTGGAAAATTTGCCGAGAAGTTGCACCTCGAACTCATTCAGATCACCGTGAACCGTGTTCGGTGACGACGGCCCCATTTAAGAGACAGCAGCGTCGGCCGAGGAGGCGTCAGCGGCGGCGCCCATCCGTTGTCACCGAACGTCATGCTTTGACCTTGATTGAGCGAGACAGGAGCGTCGGCGGCGGCGGCGTCAACGGCGGCGATGACGGGCCCACGCCGGTGCCGTGAATGTGCGTGGCCAGATACGTCATCGTCAGCTCGCCAATCATCGCCGAGAACGTCGCCGGGTCGCCAAGAAATACCGATCCCGCGCCCACGTTCACGTTCTGGCCACGGACGTTGATGTCGCCCTTCGACAGCACCGTCACAGCTCCGCCGTCGATCGAAATCAGGTTGCCGTCCTTGTCGGCCATCGTCATTGCCGCCTCGGTCATCGAGAGCGAATGCCCGTGCTGCGACAGCAGGAGCACGTTCTCGCCATCGGCGTTCAGGAACAGCGATGCGCCGCTCTTGTTGGACATGCTGATGCTGCCATCCTTGCCCAACTCGACGAATGAGAACTCGCCGTCACCATCGCCCGGCTTGTGCCAGGTGACGCGGATGAACTCGTTGTCCTTGTCGTCGGAGAACAACAGGGTGTGTCCGCCTGGCGTCTTGAAACCGTGCCTGGTGGTCTTCTCCATCTCCGGCGGCAACTCATCCTTGCCCCACCAGCCACCGGTCCAGACCGGCATGTCCACGCGGCCGTTCTCGAACATGACCCAGACGAACCCGCCCTTGGGGGGCAGCGACTTGTAGCCATAGCCGGGTCCGGCCAATGAGGTCATTGGGTACGCGATCCTCGGCGGCGTGCCTGGGCTGTCCCCAACGGCTGGCACCCGAACCTTGAGCAGCCCCTGCTTGTCGCGCGAACCGTCCTTGCCGGATACGTTCTCGTTGTCCACGACCTCTGCCCTGTAGATGCTGTAGTAGAGCCCGAGCCACTCCAGGCCATGCCTCTTGAGCCTGGTGAAGAACCTTTGAAAACCATTCGAGCTGAATGCCGGATCGCCCACTCAGTTGCTCCTATGACTCCGGCTCAACATCCGTTGAGCCACCTGAATCGGGCGGAATCTCGTCTGCGTTAGACGTGTTCGCCTTGCCAGAGTCCGGGGGCTTGACGAAGAACTTTTGGAAGATGCCGGACGCAGAGGCGTTGTTGAGCAGCTCCATCGTCATCGACCACTCGGTGTCGTTCGCGGTATGCGTGAGCGAGTTGATGCCATACAAGCCATTGAAGATTCCGATCTCGTCGAGCTGAACAACGTCGCCCGGCAACAGCTCTGGAATACCGAACGACGTGCCCTTGGCCGTCACCCCGCCGCGAATCGCAAGCTCGTCCCTGTGCGACTGAGCCACATCGCTGGGCCGCCTCGGGTCTCGACTCGACACGACCAGAAAATCTCCAGTCCTATCAGCTCCATCGGTGCTGGTTATGCTGACTTCGGCAGAATCAACTGTCTTCTTCGCAGAGGTTGGCGACCCAGCGTCATTGAGCACGGTTTCGCCGCTCGTCTCTGCCGTGGCGTCGTGCTTCTGAACTTTTTTGTCATCGTGATCCACGTCCTGAGTGGTGGTTTTGACGGCCCCGCCAGGCAGCCACACGAACACCGGCTCCGTCTCGAACTCCAACAGGGGGAAAATGGTGATGAAGTCAGACTTTCCGCGAGAGACGAACTTGACCCGCGGCTGAGCCGCGAATGAATCTCGGCGACGCTTGACGACGAGGCGAAACTTCCCCGGCGACCCCTTCTCGGCGGTTGGCCCCATGTACATGTTGCATCCGGAGCCGTAGCAGATGTGCTGAATGAAAAACCAGTCGGTCATCTGGCCCTGGCTCACAGTCTCTCGCTTCAGATCGAACGGATCTGCTCCACTGATAGAGCCACCAAGCAGCTCCGCATCGAGGGTCTTGCCGAGCACTTCCGGCAGATCGACGTCCCAGCTATTTACGCTGGCAATCTCTTGAATGATCTCCCTGTATGACTTGCCCTGGAAGACCTTGTTCGATACGCCGCGAAGCGCGGGAAAGGCGCCGCCTTCTCCGTTCAGTGTCGCATTCATCCCTTCGTCGGCGCTGATTCGGATCGATGGGGCCGCGGTGATTGCAGACACCCACGGCGTGTACCGCTGGCTTCGCTGGTACCCAAGCTGCACTTCGATGATGTTTCCAACATGAAAGAACGGGCTGTCCATCAGCCTCAAGCCGGTATCGTAGGTGGTCGCAATGTCCACCGTTACCTTGCCAACGAGTCCGAGAGACAGCTCTATCGAAATGCTCTCGACGACAGGCAGGTCGAGCGCGAGCAGGTCGCTGGACGAGAGCGGTCCACCGGCAGCAAGTCCGCTGCCGCCGCCGAGCGCTTCCTGAACCTGAGCAAACGCCTCGTTGGCGCCGCCACTCGTGCCCTTCGTCCAGAGCGGGATACGAATCCCATCCTCCAGCACCATCACGGCGGAAATCTGAAACGACGATGGGTCGAGACCTCTCTCGCCAGCGGAGTTTGCAAAGTTTGCCATGGGCTAGCGACCCTCTGCGCCACCGGTTGGTCGTCGCAGGATCTCCGTAAACACCCGACGCTGCGACGGGATCTTCAGCACCGCTCCCGCGTTCAGATCGTTCGGCAGTAGCGCAAGATTGTTGGCCAGCGCAATGATCCACCACAAGCCAGGGTCGCTGTAGAACAGCACCGCCAGCTTGTCGATGCGGTCGCGCCTATCCACAACGTACCGACCGTCGTCGGCCGCCTCATTGATAGCCGGATACTCTGGCAGCTCCCAGTGCTCAACCTCGTCGATCGTGGTCAAGCGCGCGAACTTCAGGCGCGAAGTATTGCGAACGCGAACGGTCACGGAACTTCTCCTCCGCCGCCATTCGGCGATGCCCTCGGCTTGCGATTGTTGGCAGCCGCCACGACCTTCGTGGCGATACCGGCAACCTGCTGAGAGTCGAGCACGACTTTGAGCCCATCCTTGAAGAACGCGCCGATGTCGGCTCCGCCTCTCGTGAGGTACTTGGTCGCCGACGTCTCTTGTCGAGCGGCCATCGGAGAAGCCGACGGCGTCGCAGAAACGATGGTGCCTTTGCGACCCCGATGACGGCCGCTCGGCTTCGCTGGTGTCGCTGGCGCTGCTGGCTCCTCGCCGCGATCCCTGGCGGCCTGTGCCGCCGATACGCTGCCTTCCACGCGCGCCCTGGCCTGCGCAGCCCTGTCGAGATCATCGGAAGCCGCCATATTGCTAGCCTGACGCGCAGCGTCCGCTCGATCGCTGGATGCGTTCATGGCCTCAAGCTTCTTGGCTTCACGAGCCTTTGCATTGAGATCCATGGCGATGTTCGCTTGATCTCGCAGAGCAGACTGTTCTTTTCTGGCATCTACGGCGTCGTTCGCGGCCTTGCTTTCCTTGGTCCAGTAGTTCAGCGATGCATCGATCCCCTTGGTATCCATCCCGGCCATGCTCAACAGCTTTGCCCCAACGGACGTCGAAGCGAGGCTTTTCACCATCTTGGCAAGCTCTAGCGGAATTGTGGTGAGCCAAGCCTTGAGATTCAGAAACCCGAGGTCCCAGGTGTCGAACATGACGTCAAAAATGCTTGCGACCTTGCCGAAGGCCCCGACCACGCGATTCTCAACGACGATGGCAATGTAGTCCCACCCGGTGCTCATCTTATCGATCGCTATGGCGGCCTCTAACCCAAGTCGCTTCATGCCGAACTTCAGGAACGCGATCGACTGCAAAATGAATTCAGTTCCACCGCCAATCATGGCTGGCAAGTTGTCGTGGAACCATTTTCCAAACGGCACGAGATAGTCTTTCCAGACCATCTGCACGCCATCTTTGAGCGCCTGCCAGACAACCATCCCAACGTCTTGCAGCTCCTGGAACGCCGGGGAGAGCCCATCCCATATTTCCTTGCCAAGGTCTTGTAGGACTGCCCAGATTTCTGTCACGACCGGCTCGATCAGATCCCAGTTTTTGTAGATGAGGTAACCGGCCGAGGCGATCAGTCCGATGGGCCCGAGCACTCGAAGCATTGAGCCGCCCATGCCCGATAGCTTCGATCCTAATCCGCCAACGGTTTTGGCAGCGTCCGCTGCTCCTTTCGCTCCCGACAGAAGCTTATTGAACTGCATCCACTTCGTGATCATGACCCCGATCCCGGCGACCCACGCGAACCCCTTGAACGCGCCCATTTCGTGTAGGGCTCCAATCAGCGGGATAGAATTGGTCACAAACTGCTTGGCCTTTTCGGAAGCCGACACCAGGTGCGGCAGAAGCCACTTTCCGAACGCGGTCTTCGCAAACTTTCCACCCTGCCCAATACCCTTCAGCTTGTCGGTCACCTCGCCAAGGCTTGGAATCAGGCCCATCAAACCATGGCGACGAAAGTTCAAGAACGCTCTGGTGAGGAAGCCTTTCGTTCCGGTCTGCTTCACCAAGCCGTTCAATGTCTCGTTCAACTTCTTGTACGCGGACCTCTGGCGATTCAGGACCTCCTTATCCGTCGAAGTGGTCATCT